CTCCGGCAGCTCCGGCAGCTCCGGCTAAGCCAGCGGCACCTAGTGGATACCAAGGTAGTCCGCAAGCTCAGGAAATTAAAAAATTGAATCCCGATGTTATCAAAGATGTTAATTCAATCGGTGTTGGAAAAAGTATCAAATTACCAGACGGTAGCACATACAAAATTGCTCCCGGCGATACGTTAGATGCAATTGGTGCTGGAAAATACAAAGGTACTCCTCCCACACCTGCGGCAGCTCCTGCGGCAGCTCCTGCGGCAGCTCCTGCGGCAACAACAGGTGACGCTCCTGCGGCACAAGCACCATTACAAGCGCCAGGAACAGGAAGCGATAGTGAAGAAGGTCAAGCAGAATTTGATCCAACGTGGGGCGGAACAAAAGCACCAGCTGACACTCGTAACTGGTTTAATAGAAATCTTAATCCATTTAGCAGTGCTCCACAAGCCGCCAATCAAAACGCTACGTGGGATAACGCTCAACAACGTGCTGTTAGCAACCCAACTAAACCAGCGGCACCTGCTCCAGCGGCACCTGCTCCAGCGGCACCTGCTACCCAACCTGTGTTAGATGGCTCGGGTAAACCAACCAACATGGTCTCGGCCAAAGAATCAGTACAAATGGATGAGATTAAACGTTTGGTTAGTCTAGTACATTATCGTTAATCGAGTAAAATACTCACATTTCCAGCAAGATTTCTCTTGCTCTGCTAAATAAAAGCGTATACAATAACATGTATGCGCTTTTTGTTTAGTAGGTTCTAAACAAATATAGGCAAATAAAATCGCGGAAACGCAAAACAAAGGCTATTAATAGGAGAAACAATTATGGCATCTTTAGCAGAAATCAGAGCAAAACTCAAGGCAGCAGAATCGAAAGGTTCAGACAACAATCGTTCAGGTGGTGATAAGTCAATTTATCCATTCTGGAATCTCAAAGAAGGCGGCGAATCTACACTTAGATTCTTACCAGATGGTAACGCCGATAACACATTTTTCTGGGTAGAACGTGCAATGATCAAATTGCCATTCGCCGGAATTAAAGGTGAATCAGAAAGCAAACCAGTAACAGTACAAGTTCCATGCGTAGAAATGTATGGCGAATCATGTCCGATTCTTAACGAAGTACGTGCTTGGTTCAAAGACCCAGCATTGGAAGATATGGGTCGTAAATACTGGAAAAAGCGTTCATACATTTTCCAAGGTTTCGTTGTAGAAGACGGACTTGGCGAAAAGAATGACGAGCAACCAGAAAATCCAATCCGTCGTTTCATCATCGGCCCTCAAATCTTTACAAGTATCCGTGCGGCACTTGTTGATCCAGAATTGGAAGATTTGCCAACAGACTTAGTACATGGTTTAGACTATCGTATGAAAAAGTCCAGCAAAGGTGGCTATGCTGACTACTCAACTAGTTCTTGGGCACGTCGTGAGCGTCCACTAAGTGACGAAGAAAATGCGGCTATCAAACAACATGGCTTGTTTAACTTGTCAGACTTCTTGCCTAAGAAACCAGGCGAAGTTGAATTGAAAGTTATGAAAGAAATGTTTGAAGCAAGTGTCGATGGCGAGCCATATGACATGGATCGTTGGGGTCAATATTTCAAACCAGCCGGGATGAGCCAAAACACTGGTGATCCTAATAAGGCAACTCCTAAAGCAAGTGCTCCAGTAGCACATGATGATGCAGAAGATGATACTCCTGCTCCAGTAGCAAAAACTACTCCAGCACCAGCACCAAAAGCTGATGCGGCAGCCGGTGACTCACGTGCCCAAGACATCTTGGCAATGATTCGTAATCGTCAAAAATAATAAACACGGCTTGGGCCTCTGAGACATAGTACTCACGCCCGAGTTTTTCATTAGGAGAAAACAAAATGGCAACAGCAAAAACAGTAAAGTCTTTTGGCGACAAATTGACTAAGGTAAATGAATCATTTACAATTAATATGTATGATAATGGCTTCATGGTAGAAGCAGGTGGACGCAACAAGAAAGGCGATTATGTCAACGCCAAGATCTTGTGCAATTCACTAGACGAAGTTGTTTCACTAGTCCGTGAAGCATGCGAAATGGATAGGGACGTTTAATATGGCCACTAAAGCATTCGATTTATCAAAGTTTAGAAAAACTTTGACCAAGTCTATTGACGGACTTGGAGTAGGATTTAATGATCCTACAGATTGGATTAGCACAGGCAATTATACGCTTAACTATCTAATCAGTGGAGATTTCCACAAAGGTGTGCCACTAGGCAAGGTAACAGTATTTGCTGGCGAATCCGGCGCAGGCAAAAGTTTTATCTGTTCAGGTAATCTAGTGCGTAACGCTCAACAAGCAGGCATTTATGTCATTTTGATTGATAGTGAAAATGCACTTGACGAAGCATGGTTACATGCACTTGGTGTAGACACTAGCGAAGAAAAACTTCTTAAACTCAACATGGCAATGATTGATGATGTAGCAAAAACTATTCATGAATTTTGCAAAGAGTACAAAGAAATGGTTGAACGTCCTAAAGTCTTATTCGTCATAGACTCATTGGGTATGTTACTTACTCCTACCGACATTAATCAGTTTGAAGCTGGTGATTTGAAGGGAGACATGGGCCGTAAACCTAAAGCATTGACAGCATTAGTCCGTAATTGTGTTAATATGTTTGGCAATTTAAATGTAGGCATGGTGTGTACTAATCATACATACGCAAGCCAGGACATGTTTGACCCAGATGACAAAATTTCAGGTGGGCAAGGCTTTGTCTATGCAAGTTCTATCGTAGTTGCTATGAAGAAGTTGAAGTTGAAAGAAGACGAAGACGGCAACAAGGTAAGTGATGTAATGGGTATTCGTGCAAGTTGCAAAATTATGAAAACTCGCTACAGCAAACCTTTTGAAACTGTACAAATTAAGATTCCATATGAAACAGGTATGAATCCTTATAGTGGTATGGTTGATATGTTGGAAAAACAAGGTCTTCTTGTACAACAAGGTAATCGTTTGAAATATGTTGACCCAACTACAGGTGAAGAAACCTTATTGTACCGAAAAGAATGGAAAGATGATAAATTAGATATGATAATGGAAAATTATCATATTAAACCTACAACTACTATTCCCAAGGAGACAGAAGAAAATGTTGAGTGAAACACAAATTAGCGACATCTGGTTAAATTTTGTTGAATATTTAGACAAAAAACAAATTGAAACAGTGGCAGAACGCTATGTAGATTTGTTAGCAGACTTTGGTATGCCTGATAAAGTTTTTAAGGCCGCCATGGGTGTCGATGAAACACTTGATCAAGCTATTGGATATTATCTTAACGATGATTTCGACGGCGAAGAAGACGACGTACAAGAATTGGACTTTTAATGGGTTGGTACTCTAAGATTGCCAAGGATATTTCACATATCCCGGATGCAGTAGCATACTTTGAACAAGAACTCACAGAGGCACGAGAAGAAGTGAAACTGAGAGGTAATGTTGAAAAAGCTAGTGCAAGTATGCCGGGAGTTGTTGAACAACGATTTGGTCAATTACAAGAAATTGAGGCAATTTTAGAGTATCTTAACATAGAGTTACGAAGATTAAAAAGCGGCTTTTTTAGAAAGTATCTTGAAAACTATCAACGTGCTCTTAGCAGTAGAGATTGTGAACGTTATGTTGAAGGCGAAGCAGATGTTGTTGATATGGAAAAAATTATCAACGAATTTGCTCTGCTTCGTAACAAGTGGTTAGGTGTTATTAAAGGTCTTGACCAGAAACAATGGCAAATTACAAATATTGTAAAATTACGTGTTGCTGGAATGGAAGATGCATCCATCTAACTAATTTACTCAAAATACTGACCGTAGGCCTTAAATAATATTGAGGCCTATTTTTTTCTAACCGGTTGACCTTTGATATAAGTTAGCGTATACTTGCTTAATAATGACAATAGATAATTTATTACTAAAAATTGTAAATTTTTCCTCTAAGCCAATAGAAGAAATACTGCCTGCCAGAGATTGCAATGTGTTAAAAAATTTATCGGCGGCCATCAGCAGTCGGTTGTTTGTAACTGAAAACCAAGGTCGCTTAATAATCAAAATTCTTCGGGAAAATTCCGAAAAATTGCCAGATTTTAAGGACGAGGTTTTACAAGAAATCGCCACTCCAACGTGGTCTCGAAGTTTTCGTCAGATAGAACAGTTAAAAAAATTGTTTATAAAAAAGAACGAAGAGCAAGATCTCGAGATTTTCATCGAAATTACATATAACCAAGAAATTCGCAAAATTTTGCAAAATTTAGCGAAATCTGTGACCGGCCTAATTTATACTGGTCGTGATGGTCAGTGGAGTGCTAACCTAACTGAACAAAATATTGTTCAAATTTATGAAACGTTAGCACCACTAGGCTTTGACATTGACAGTACTATAAAAAACCACTATGAGACCATAAAATCTTGGTCAAAAACTGAGGTCGAAAACCGGTTCCTTATTACCAACATCACACACACTAATTTTCAAAAAGCGATTACTGCTGACTTAGGCATTGATACTGATATCGATCAGAACATCATTAATGATCGAAGTATACGCTACCAGTACACCACTGAAAAACCCCGAAATTTCGGTGAAAATTTGACCGAAAATATCGCTAATCGTACTGGTACTAAAATTTGGATCGACAAAAATCAACACTCGTTAGATGAAGTGTTATCTAGTTTAATAGAATTACGACGCATGCCATTGTTAGTTGTATTTGATACAATTATCAATAACAAGTATCTTGAAAATCTTGAAAATTTGTCAAAATCTATGAAAAAAGTAGGTATTGATAAGAACGTGGGAATTTACTTTAGATTGCCCAACGATGAGCTAGGTAAAAAATTCAATAGTGTAATTGCCGACAATCAGTACAACAAACACCTAGACGAAGACTTAATAGTTGGAGTTGTAAGTAGTGGAAAAATCCCCAAATTTTTCCTAAAAAATGCGTGGCGTCCTATGAGTGTAATTGCCTTAGATACAAAGATGGGGTTGCGTCATGGTAAGACTTCAGTGTATACTAACTGTTGTGACTTAATAATAGAATACGCAGACGAACCCAGTTTATTAGAAAAAAGATTCATAATTAAATGACCGTAAAATTAATTATCCGAGACGAAGTTAACATTAAATTCGAAGGCTTGAGTTTAGAAGCTCGTAAAAAACTGGCTAACACTTTTAAGTACGAAGACCCTACTGCACGTCATCGACCTGCTTATAAGTTAGGACGTTGGGACGGCAAAGTTAGTATGTTTGGACTAGGTGGCAACGGTTATCTTAGCCAATTAGAAAAGTGTCTTGAAGTGCTGTCTAACATGGATGTCAGTGTAGATGAGTTAGATGATTTACGCACTACTCCCCGGATTGAGTTTGAACCTGTGACTGAAACATACTGGGCAGACCAAGGCAAAGTATGGCCTAAAGGTCATCAACAAGAAGGACAACCTATTATGTTGCGCGATTATCAAGTTGACGCAATAAACACATTTTTAACCAATACTCAAGCACTGCAAGAAATTGCTACCGGTGCAGGCAAAACAATTACAACTGCAACTTTGAGCCAACTAGCAGAAAAATATGGACGTACAATTACGATTGTTCCTAATAAAAGTTTAGTAGAACAAACAGAAGAAGATTTTATTGCAGTTGGTTTAGATGTTGGTGTTTATTATGGAGATCGCAAGGATCTTAATAAGACACACACTATTTGCACATGGCAAAGTCTTAATATTTTAGATAAAAAGTCTAAAGCTCACGAACACGAAATTGTTACATTAGCAGAATTTCTTGATGGAGTTAAAACTGTCATTGTCGATGAAGTACATATGGCAAAAGCCGACGTATTAAAGAATTTACTAACGCAAAATCTGTGCAATGCTCCTATACGTTGGGGATTAACAGGCACAGTTCCTAAAGGCGACTTTGAAGCACAACCTATTTTTGCTAGTTTAGGATTTGTTGTAGGCGGTATTAAGGCACACGAATTACAAGAAATGGGAGTGCTATCTACTTGCCATGTAAATGTTGTGCAACTCATAGATTTACCAGAATTTAGAACATATCAAGAAGAATTAAAATATCTTGTTACAGATGATGACAGAATGATTTATCTGTCAAAGTTAATTAAAAAAATATCACTTACTGGCAATACATTGGTGTTGGTTAACAGAATTGATTCAGGAAAATTTTTAATAAACGAGTTACCAGAAGCAGTATTTGTATCAGGAGAAGTAAAAACTAAAGACCGTAAAGAAGAGTATGACGAAATTAAAACTAGCGATAACAAAATTATTGTTGCAACCTACGGTGTCGCGGCTGTTGGTATTAATATCCCTAGGATTTTTAATATGGTTCTTCTGGAACCCGGAAAAAGTTTTGTCCGTGTTATCCAAAGCATTGGCCGCGGCATAAGAAAAGCTGAAGACAAGGATTTTGTTCAAATTTGGGACATTACCAGCACTTGTAAATTTGCTAAACGTCACCTCACAGAGCGAAAGAAGTTTTACAAAGAAGCCAAATATCCATTTACTTTGGAAAAAACTGACTGGCAAAAATAATATGATGTTTAAAAAGAAAACTATAAAAATCGAAGCATACGCACCGACTGGATCTTTGATAGATTTCTTTCCAATCACCACGGCTAAAGAGGCATTGCCTCAATGGTATCATAATTTGCCCAAAGAATATTCCAAATATAATACTGTTAAACATTGTGCTGGAATTAGAGATTTGTTCAGTACAGGATTTATTATTCCTTCATGGGGCGAGTACGACATAACTGTAACACCCACTGGAGAAGCCTTAATAGATAGCCCTGTTGTACAATTACAAGGGCATAGTAGCCAGCATCATGTTGACGAAGAAGCACCCGGTGCATGGCCAGGATACACTAACGTAAAATTACATAACCCATGGTGGTTCTGGTGTGATACTCCACTCAAATGGATGTTAATCGGACCCGCATGGAATCAACAAGACCCACAACAATATACAACAATACCAGGCATAGTAGAATTCAGATATAACCATCAGGCTAATGTAAACACTCTTTTTAAAATACAAAAAAATAACTATGTAACAAAAATTAAACCGGGAGATGCGTTACTACACATGATCCCAATAACTGAGCTCTCTTGTGAGATAGAATTAAAAGTTATGACTGACGATGTTTATACAAATAAATTCGCCGGCTGGCAACATTCTTTTAATCTCGGTTATCAAAAAATAAGAAATATTATGGATAAACGAAATAAATTATGAATATATTGACATTAGAAAACCACACGTTTTCTCTAAACAACTTACCAGACGAAGTGGACGAAAATACCAGATTCGCAGTGTTAGATAACAGTGATCCAAAAGAGCCTGATTTCTTTTTTATGCCATTAATTTTTCTAGAAAGTTTCAATGCACCTGCAATGGTATTGAGAATTGGAGACGATGAAGTAACCATGCCCATCGATTGGTGTATTGCAGTAGGCGATAGCAGTGCGGCCAGCGACATAGAGATATTGCCGTTAACCAGTTTAAACGATAGAGGGTTTGATGCATTAATCTTTAATCCTTTAAGTAGTTTTAGAGTTGAATTTAAAAAAATTGAAATTATAAATTTTTATAATGATGTCAAATGGTATTTTCCCAAGATGAAAAATGCACAACTATTAGCAACACCATTGACCAACGGGGCAAAACCAGAATGTGCATATTTTGTAAAAGAAATTGCTAGGCAGAACGAAATTATTTTATTAGATAGAATATTATAAGGATACATCATGACATTAAAAATAGCATATTTTCAACCAACTATAATACTTTCCGACACAGTGCCCCCTGTTGAATTTAGTAAAATTTATAATCTAACAGAGTCAGCACATCAGCATCCAGAGTTAAATGAAGCTGATAATCCCCTGTTGAGTGTGCGTGGCGGCAACCAAATACAACTGCTGCCTAGCGATTTGAATCTTGATATTGCATGGTTAATCAAGTGGTTCGAAGAAGCCTGTCGTGGATATATGGAGCTGGTATCAGCTCAATCAGGTGCAGAAGAATTAAAATATGTAGATCCCAAAATTGTGAGTATTTGGACTATTAGACAGTCACAAGGCGACTATCAAGCCATGCACCATCACCCGGGCGGTCATATCAGCGGCAATGTCTATATAACTGCGCCAGAGTATAATGATGATAGTACTCCAACAGACGGCAACATTTATTTTAGATTGCCACAGCCCAAAGACTTAACTAAATTTGTCATGCATGATGGCTGGAAATACGAAGGCACTCCGGGAACATTTGTAGTGTTTCCTAGTCATATACCGCATGCTGTTTATCCGTGGAAGGGCACTGGATATCGAACTGTGTTGGCATTTGATGCTGTACTGGTACCTAAGCAAG